TCGGCATCACCACGATTGCGCCGAGCCAGTACGAGCTTGTCCAGGCGGACGGTGTGCCGTGGCTCCGGTTCACGTTCGAGTCCGGCGATGTTGGATCTGACGAGCTGAGCAATGTCGGCATCATGACAAAGTACCAGTACAAGTCCGAGTTCTTCGGCGAGAGCAACGCTGCGCTGGCCGACACGATGAGCCTGATCAGCATTCAGAATCAGGGCATCGAGAACGCTGTAAAGGACTCCAGCACATACAGGTTCATGGCAAGGGTGAACAACTTCACCAAGCCCTCGGATCTTGCTAAGGAACGCAAGAGATTCACGGCGGAGAACCTGTCCGGAGGTCAGGACGGCATCCTGCTGTTCCCGAACACCTACACGGATATCGAGCAGATCAAGAGCACCGCATTCACAGTGGACGCCGAGCAGATGAAGATCATCCAGAAGAATGTCTATGACTACTTCGGGGTAAACGAGAGCATCCTGCAGAACTCTGCAGTCGGCGATCTGATGGATGCGTTCTGGAATGGAGCGATCGAGCCGTTCGCCATCCAGCTGAGTGAAGTCCTCACGAAGATGCTGTTCACTGAGGCAGAGCGCAGCAGAGGAGCGAGAGTCCTGGTCAACGCCAACAGACTGCAGTACATGACAGTCTCGGAAAAGATATCCATGGCGCAGCAGCTGGGTGACAGAGGCATGATCCTGATCGATGAGATCCGTGAGCTGTTCAACTACGCTCCGCTCCCGGATGGCAGAGGACAGCACGCTCCGATCAGAGGCGAGTACTACAACGCCGGGGAGGAAACAAAAGATGAATAAGAGAGAATACCGCAGCATGGAACTCCGGATGCCCGAGAATACGGACTACACCGTCGAAGGCTACGCCAGCACGTTCGACTCGTATGTCCTGTTCTCCGAGGACGGTGTGGACTATTCCGAGCGGATCGAGCCGACAGCATTTGACGGCGCGGATCTGACGGATGTGGTCTTCCGGATTGACCATGAAGGGCCTGTATATGCACGCACGTCAGCCGGTAGCGTGCGGCTTTTCGTTGATGATCACGGCCTGGGCAATGTGACTGATCTGTCGCGCACCCAAAAGAGCCGGGACATCTACGAAGAGATCAAAGCCGGCAATTATCCTAAGATGTCGTTCGCTTTCACAGTTGCGGAACAGCACTATGAGAAGGCCACTCATACCCGTGTCATCGACCGCATTGCGAAGGTGTTCGATATAAGTCCTGTCAGTTTCCCGGCCAATCCGGGGACTGAACTGTCAGCACGTGACTACTTCGACGGAGTGATCGAAGCAGAGAAAGCGGAGAGACTGGAGCGTGAACGGCAGGAGCAGGAGAAGAAAAAGCTTCAACTGAGAATCAAGTTAGGAGGTTATCTCGATGAACATTGAAGAGATGACGATGGAAGACATCCAGACACGGATGGCAGCCATCAATGAAGAACTCAACGGAGAATGCGACATCGACGCCCTGACCGCTGAGTTCGAAGCTCTGGAAGCTCGTTCTGCTGCAATCAAAGAGAACGCAGAAAAGAGAAGCGCCCTGATCCAGCGCATTGCTTCCGGCACTGAAGGATCTGTCGTGGAACATCACGAAGAAGGAGAAATCACAATGGAAGAAAGAACATTCGGTATCGACACGATCGAATATCGTGACGCTTACCTGAAGAAGCTGCAGGGCAAGGCAGTCTCCGTTGAAGAACGGACTGCTCTGACTGATGCTGCTGACGTCATTCCGACAACCACACTGAACAAGATTTACGGCAAGCTGGAAGAAAACCCGCTGATCCGTGAACTCGACGCTCTGCACATCCCGGGCTATGTCCACGTACCGTTCGCTAAGACAGTAAATGATGCCAGCTGGGTCGGCATCGGCACAGCCTCCACTGACAGCGCTGATGTTGTTGACTCTGTCTCTCTGACAGCCAAGAAGCTGATCAAGACAGTCGAAATTACAGCCGACATCCAGGCGATGGCGATCCCGGCCTTCGAGAACTGGCTCGTCAGCAAACTGGCTCAGAAGATGGAAGCGGCCATCTGCGCTGCTGTCATCTGCGGTGCCGGCACCAACACAGTCCCGCAGGGTATCCTGAAGGCTGTAACAGGCGAGACCGCTCTGGCCACAATTGACCTGGCATCCCTGTCTGCTCTGATGGGCAAGGTTGCCACACCGTATCACACCGATGCAGTATGGGTCATGACTCCAGCCACATTCTTCGGCAGCATCGTCCCGATGGCTCAGGACATGAACGGCCTGCTGGTCATGAATGGTCTGGAATACAGACTGCTCGGCCACAAGGTTGTCCTGGACGGCAACATGAACTGCACAGCGAAGGGCGAATCTGCAGCTGACGAACACATCCTGTTCGGTTCCCTGCATAAGGGCTATGTCTGGAACTACGGCGAAGGCATCAGCATCGAAGCTGACCAGTCCGTGGCATTCCGCAGCGGCTCCACAGTCTACAGAGCAATGGCTCTCTGCGACGGCGCTGTCGTTGACGACGAGGCATTTGCCTGGGCTGCTTGCTAAGAAAGCACAAACTAAAGAGAGGCGGAGCAATCCGTCTCTCTTATCAATTCGGGAGGACGCAAAATGGACACATTACTTAACAAGGTGAAGGTCTCGCTCCGGATCGTTACTACAGCATTTGATTCGGAGATTACAGATCTGATCAATGCGGCGCTCCTCGATCTGCAGATTGCTGGAGTGAGTGAGACGGAGATGACAGATGCTCTGATCATCCGTGCTGTAACTACATACGTCCGGATGCACTTCGGCCAGCCTGATGATTATGACCGTCTCAAGGCCTCCTACGATGAACAGAAGGCGCAGCTGAGCATGGCAACAGGGTGGACAACATGGACAGAAGCAACCTCTTAACCCTCATAAGAGAATCGTTTGTATCTGATTCCATGGGTGTCCAGCGGCCCACAGAGACAGAAAGAACTGTCTATTGCGATGTGCGCAGCGTCAGTTATTCTGAGTGGTTCGAAGGCGGACGTAACGGCCTCAATCCGGAATATCAGTTCACGATGTTCAGATATGACTACGATGGCGAGAAGATCTGCGAGTTCAACGGCCAGAGATACTCGATCTACCGGACTTATATTACTCGTGACGATTCCATCGAACTCTATGCCGAACGGCGGGAGGGCGATGCATGAAGGCACATGTGAGCGTTGATGCTTCCAAGTTCCGGATCACCGTAAACCACGCCCTGGAAGAGTTCGGGCAGGATTGCTATGTGGCAACCCGCGAGGCAGTTCAGGAGACAGCAGACGAAGCAACAGATAAGCTCAGGCATGCTGTGTCCTCGCCGAAGAACTTTAAGGGCACCAAATACAGAGGCTCGTGGACTAATACGGTTCGCCAGACCTCCATGTCTACGGAGGCCATCATCTACAACAAGAAACACTACCGTCTGACACACCTGCTTGAGTTTGGGCACGCAGTCAGACGCGGCGGCAGACATCTCGGGGATGTTGAGGCTTACGAACACATTAAGCCGATCAACGATGAGATCGATGCCGTTTTTCAGAGGAAAATGAAGGACATTCTGGGGAGGAGCTTATGACATTTGACGAGATCAAAACTGCGTTGGATGCGGCGGGATTCCCTGTCACATATTACCAGTGGCCGATCGGCGAAGTACCGGCTCTCCCGTATGTGTGCTACTTTTTCCCACGAAGCAATGACGATGCAGCTGACAATTCCAACTATGGAAGGATCACGGCCATCGCCGTTGAACTGTACACCGACAATAAAGATGTCAATGTAGAACGGCAGATGGAGCGGGCCCTTGGTGCTATGGGGCTTGTCTGGGAAAAGTCGGAGACATACATCGATAGCGAGCGGATGTACGAAGTCTTATACGAAAGTGAGGTAGTCATTAATGGCTAGAATCAAATACGGCTTATCCAATGTGTACTACGCTGTGGCACAGGCAGGCACAGGCGGCGCTATCACCTACGGCACACCGAAGGCACTGCCCGGCGCGGGTGCTATGACTCTGGATCAGCAGG